CCAAAAGGCACGTGGCGGGCCCCTTTCTCACGTGAGTGAGTTAGTAACCGTCTGAGCGGCCACCTCCAACCTAGTCTCCGCGCAGTAATGCGGGTGTGCTCAAGCATCCCAAAAGGATGTGGGGTCGCTATAGTGGTAGATTCCACTATCACCTTTAGGTTGACAACCTATTGGATGATTATATTGTTGTTTTCAGAGGTTTTTATTTCCCCTTTCAAACGTTCAATATAAAGCGAGAGAGAAAGGTCTGAATACGTCCTAAGGAAGTATTTAGATTCTTCGATCTCGTGCTTTGAGCGTGCTCACTTGAGTCTCGTGCTAAAGATTATCGAACTTTGGCTCGATCTATTCTTACCCTTTGGGATAAGAGTGGGTCTAACTTCCTCTTTAAGTATCTTAAAGAGGTGGTCAGAATCACTACTAGATTCTGCGCCGGGAACGAAAAGTCTTTAAGTGTCGGTACATTTGTCAAGCTTGATAAGCTTGGGCTTCCTCGTATCATACCTTTTGCAATTAGGCAGGATATTACCATGTGAAGAGATTCACCGGGTATCTTTCCTGATATGCATAAAAGTGTGATAGGGGTTCTGAGTGTTTTATCTTTATTTAGATCTCTTCCAACGCATCCCAAAATCTCTTTAGAGAGCATTTTAGCTCCCTTTAAAGGTTTAAGGGAAACTTTTAGCTCTGAGGAGCTTAAAGCAGCGTTAAAGGATTTAAATATTAAGAGTTTACGGATTCCTCCGTGAAGATTAATTGGAGGTATGAGTTCAGGTCCAAATACTAAAGTAGGGTTTTTAGGGTCTTTGCATGATGCAGCTGCTTTTGTGCATCAGCCTAGACTCTTTATACCTTTCTTTTTATTGGCCGGTCCTATTAGAGGACTTCTCTTTATCCTCTCTCTAATCTTCGTGCTCCCTTTCTATTTAGCTGATTGGCTAATAGGCGGGGTTCACTTCTCTATGGGTAACCTTAGTGTGGTCTATGATCAAGCTGGAAAAGCCAGAGTTGTTGCTATAACAAACTGGTGGATTCAGCTGGTCTTAGAGCCTCTCCATCGCGGAATCTTTAAGATTCTACGGGAGCTACCTCAAGATGGTACTTTTGATCAGGATCGTCCATTCGACGACCTAATTCGAAGTTTACCTGAGGGGGGTAGGTTACACGGTTTTGACCTTTCTTCAGCCACTGACCGTATTCCTGTTTCTTTACAGGAATCTATCCTAAATTTATTAGGATATAATGGGTCAGCGTGACGTCTTTTATTAGACGTTGCTTGAAGGTGAAAGGATAAAACTGTTAGGTACTCAGTGGGGCAACCCATGGGTGCTTACTCATCTTGAGCTATGTTAGCCTTGACACATCACGTGATTGTCAGGTTAGCTGCATTAAGATGCGGTATCACTAGTTTCTCTTCTTATGCAATTCTAGGAGACGATGTA